GCTGTAAAAGTCGCCAGCAGTTCCTTGATAAAGACTAGATTGAATTGTTATTACTGCGCCGCTAACTGCTGTTATTTGACCTTCAAGATAAACAGTTCCCCCACCAATTGCAGGGGCTATTGCGCGTGTACGTGCTCCAACAATATAAGGATGTGTTGTTTTATTTAATGTAAATACTTTATCGCCAAAACCCATTGAAACAGTTGAGTTAGAAACAATACCCTCGTAGCCTTGACCAGCTGCTCCTGTAGGACCAGTAGCACCTGTAGCTCCTGTAGGTCCAGTATCACCTTGAAGACCAGAAACACCACGAGCACCAGTAGCTCCTGTAGCTCCAACAGGTCCTAATAAACCAGTTGGACCTGTTGGTCCAGTTGGGCCTGTGTCACCTTGTGAACCCTGTGGTCCAACTTGTCCTTGATTACCGCGAGGTCCTGTAGGTCCCGAAGGTCCCGCACTTCCTGTTGCACCAGTAGGTCCTTCTAAGTTACCTACATTTTTCCATGCAGATGTTGGTACATCCCAAATTACTAAACTACCGTCAGCAAGAAGATATGCTTGACCAGCAGTTCCAGTTGGATGCGCTGTTTGTAAAGCAGAGAGTGTTGCGTACTCTCCAAGAATATTTAAACCTTGACCAGGAGAACCTGTTGGTCCTGTAGCGCCAGCAGTTCCAGAATAACCTTGTGGGCCAGTAGCACCAGTTGGGCCAGCAGTTCCTTGATTTCCCGAAGGACCTGTAGCACCTGTTCGTCCTGTAGGACCAGTAGCTCCTACTGCGCCCGCAGGTAGTGGGATAGTTTCATATACCCAAGCATTTGAACTGCGGCGGTAAATTCGTATGTTTGCAGCGTCGCCAGTAATTTGTACAAACGCCCATTGATTAGCTGTAGGGGTTGGGTATGCTGCTGTTAAATTAGCAAGAGTAGCGAAGGTGCCTAAAAATTGAGCAGGAAGTCCTTGAGAGCCAGTAGGGCCTGTAGGACCTGTAGGCCCTGTTGGTCCACCTAAAATGCCAGTAGGACCTGTAGCACCTGGGTACCAAGGACCATTATCTGGTGGAACAATTATAATATCTGCCACGTTAATCCACCGTTACCTGTTGAGTTACGAATACTTGACCTCGCAAAAATGTTTTTTCAAATGTGCTGTCTACAGTAGATGTAGCCTGCAAATCCCAAAATCCTCGCACTGGTAGATATCTGGTGTCATTTTTAGGTAGCGAAATTCTTATACGTCCAGTTGCGTTATCAACAATTGTAACATTGAAGGCTGCGTATCTAGTAGGTGAATTTGGATAAGTTCGAATTTCAGATTTAAATACAAGATTGGTTACAGCAGCTCCTAATACAAAGTCTTGTGAAAAACTGTCCCCTTGGTTCATAACAAGGTCATATGCCTGAATAGTTGTTGGAAAGTCTTTACGACCCATTAGGTCGTTTTGTAGATACACACGCTCTGGTTTACGAGCATCGTCAAATTCTTGAGCCATGTATACAGGGACAAGTTTATTAGTCCAACGACTTACACGACGAAGCGTGCCCATTTGTATACGCCATAGGCCAATGTTTAAAGCTGCACATAGGTTCTTATATTGTTCTGTGCGTTGAGCAATCATACTAGTTAATTGAGCAAAGCGTTCTGAACGAGGAATAACAACGCCGTCTGGGGCGGTAATATTAATGTCAAACGCAGCATCTGTAGCAAGAGCCCATAGACCTTCAATAGTTGCCAAAATAGCTAGTGGGTATTCTTCTACTGCAGGGATACTGCCAATTGTTACTAGGCTTCCGTAAGCATCTGTTCTTTCATATGTGTGCTGTGTAACAGCAGTATTAACAAAACGGGTGATGTCATCGTCAGAAAAATAACGATAACCAATGCCGTGAACTGTAAGAGTATCCCCATTGTTAATTGGGTTTTGAAATCTAATGATGCCCTGGTCTACCTCTAATTTGTAACCAGTAGGGGCGGGGACGTAGTTTTCTGTTACCGTTACAAGAAGTGTATATGGGTCAACAGGCTTTGTATTTAAATAAAATTCTTTTGTTCTTCCGTCACCAGTAGCTGTAAAGGTGAACTCTTTTGCGCTATCGCCAAGCTCAAGGCGTACGCGGGATATCAAATCCGATAAGAGGGCCACTCACTTACTCCTAACGTTGCTAACACATAATGTCAGCTTTGGGAATGAAAGTCTTTACAAACGAAAAAGCGGGCCACTAGTGCCCGCTGATTCGCCCATTAATGCTAGATAACTCCAGCTAGGTAACCTTTTTCCAGTAGGTGTTGGGCTACATTTTTTGAAACTTTATACTTCTGTCCAGCTTTAAAGCTGTAGTAGTTGCCTACTCCGAGTGTCATATTTTCAATGTCTTCTACAACACGGATTACAACGGTCTCTTCATTAGCTGATGCAACGACTGTAGGTTCGTCAATGATTACTGTTGCTCTGTTAGGCTCTGTGTAATCTACGACTTCAGTTTCAAGTTTAATTTGGGCTTCAGCGGTTGCCATAGACATTGAGGCTGCTCGCTCAGATAAGGCTTCAGCATTTGCTGTAATCTGTGCTTCGCGTGCGCGACCTGTAACATCTTGAGGCTTTACTTTACTTGCCATTTGTATTCTCCTAATTAATGTCTGTTATTGGGTGGGCAGTTTGAAGACGTACCCAGGTCTGTGTTTTAGTTAGTTGGTTTCTGCAATGATTACAGCCTGGTCAGTAATTAGACCAAGACCGAAGATTGAGTACCAAGCAAGAGCATGCTCACGACCGAAGTCAAGGATGCCACCATCACGAAGTTCAACAGGAAGTGAGATTGCGTGACCGAATGCGTTATCTCCAATGAAGATTGCATCGTAGCGGTCAGAACCACCGTTACCTGTGTACTGTGCAGGGGTTACATAACCTCCGCCAGCTGTGATTGTTGGGTTAGTAACAGCTGTATCAGCTGTGTAAGAAGAACCAGCACCACCAACGACCTTGCGAACTTGTGTTGTCTCAATGAATACTGTGTCGTACAAACGACCAACTTCACCGAGCATAAAGTTGCCTGGAGCAGCGTACTTAGTGACTTCAATAAATTCTGGATTGTCACGAAGCTTACGGCTCTGGTGTGGGTGAACGAAGCCAACATAGGTTTCGCCCAAACGAGGGATGTTCTTTGTTGCTAATGTCTCTACAACGTCCTTAACAGTCTTAGGTGTCAAGTTAAATGCACCAGTCATTGTAGCACGTGATGTGCCCTTTGTGCCGTCTGCATACCAGTTGTTAACTGCTGAAAGGTTTGAGCGGTCTTCTCCGTAAACGGTTGAAGTTGCTGCGTAGAGAGTGTCGCGTGATAGCTGGTCTAGATAGATAGCCATGTTACGACCGAGAAGACGTGAGGCTGAAGCCATTACGTCATCAAATGAAGCATTGAGAAGAAGTTCTGAAACAGCAAGAGCATAACCATGCTCTGTTACTGTGATAGAGAACTGCTGTGCAGTCAATGCATTTGTTTGCATGCGTACACCTTCGACAAGCGCTGATGCGAAGCCTAGGTTGTTATAACGCATGAAGTTAATCTGTAGTCCAGGTGCAACACCTAATTCAGTCTTCTTGACTGCGAACTGCTCAAAGCGAAGAATCGGCATAGCCTGGAAAAGAATTTCCTTGCTCCAGATTACCTGAATCGCCTGAGTTAGCTGGGTGTTTGTACCTGAGTACGCTGTTGGGGCTGCGGCTAGATTGCCAGTACCCGTAATACCAGATGCCATTTTAGCTATTTACTCCTTGGTTGGTTGGATTTGGAATTGGGATTTACCCGAACAATCCGCGAGACTTACCACGAGCAGTGCTGCCCAAGATACGTTCTCTGTATTTTGCATAATCATTCATTGACATAGACTGAATATCTTCAGCCGATAACGAGCGTTGCTCCATATTGTCGTCCATTGGTCCGAGCGGGGGCGTGGTTACCCTTGTCCCCGTCATTTCTTTTCGTGCATTCTGCATAGCAGATTGCGCCGATTCAAGAATCCTGCTTGAACGTAACTTTAAGTTCTCAATACTTTCGTCAACTTCTTCAGCGGTATTGCCGCTAATAAGGTCGATAAGTTCTGGAATAATTGCGTCACGTTCTGTTTCTACACGCTGTTGGCGGTAGTTCTGGAGGTCAGCAAAGGCTTTCTCACGCTCCAGAAGAGCAAAGGCTCGTTCACGCTCTTGGCGCTCACGCTCCAACTGCTCCTTCCATTCTTGCTCTTTAATTTTAATAAGGTCTTTAGCTTCAATATTAGCTTCTAGCTTTTCCTGCTCTTCTGCTTCTTTAGCTTTCTGCTTTGCTTCACGCTCAGCTTCTCGCTCTGCTCTTTCCTTACTAAGTATGTCCAGTTGTGACTTCAGGTTTTCAATCTGAGGGTACAACTTTTCTTTTTCTTGAGCTCGTACCTTAGCTAGGTCTTCTTCAGTATAAAACTTTGAAGACTTAGTAGTAGTAGGTGCGTCAGCGACAAGTGAATTGTCTGACGACTCAGCTACGACTGGAACGGTACCTGCTTCGGCTGCAAAAGCCTCAGCGTTTCCTTGTGCTGTTTCCATAACAAGATTCCTTTTCTTCCTAGAGGTCGTTTTCCGAATTAGTAACACATATGACCGAACGTTGTATTAATTGTCGTTCTTAATACAAAAAATGTCTGCGTAAACGCTTATTTTTCGTATTCTTCTGGTACACGTCTCTGTGGGAGAACGGTGCCATAAGCTTCAGTAACCAACTTGTTGCGTAGGTCTGCTTCGCCCATATCGGCGGCTGCTAGAGCCTCGTCCATTGTTGGAGGTAGTACAGCAGGCCCTACTGGACCGCCGTCAGCGCCAGGAGCGCCAGGTTTTCCACCCGTTTCAGGGTTAGGCATCGTGCCTGTAAGTTCAGCAATTTCTTGTTCAATTTGTGTTTGCAACAGTCTTAGAGAACCATCAGCAACAGCGTCATCCATAAGCTCTTGACGAATCTCATTAAGTTTCTCTGTAGGGAATGACTCTCCAAGGGTACGCAAAGCGCCTTCCTTAGATTCCAATCCAAGAGATAGCATTGTTTGAACTTCATTAAGTGCAATTAACTTGTCTAATGGAAGTGGTTGTGGAAAACGGACATAAGTTTGGTAGGTTATAGAGTCATTAGGGTCTAGCTGCTCTAATTGACCAGTTTTTAATTTAACGTTGGTTGTAGGGTTCCACGTAAAGGTTTCAGGCTCTTTAACTGCAAGGCTACGTAGAATAAGCTCATTAACACGTTCTAAACCACGTGCATACTGAATAATCTTTTGGTGGTAGCGGTTCATCAAAGGCTGAAACTGGATAGATAGTGCTACGCCTGATGTATTAGAAATAGGCTGTGCTTGACCAAGAGCGGTCTCAGGAACACCGACCATCTCGTGCATAGACTTCTTAAGCATAGCTAAGAACTCCATAGCACCTTTAAGGCCCTGTGCTCCACCTTCAAGGTTTTCTACACGAGCATCTTTAGGAAGACCACCCCATACCTTGTTAGCTCCCTTTTCTAGTTGGGAAGCTTTTGCTCCGATGATGACTGTGACTGGCGCAGCATGGTAGTTAACGATGTCTGCAATATCAGTAGCGGTCTCATTATAAGTACGGTTAATGTTAATAATATCGTAGCAATCAGCAAGACCCCAAGGACTGCCGCTAATACGAACATTAGGAATATGAACAATGGGAATAGTACCAAGCGGGTTAGGGCGAGAATCAATAAGTTCATCATTGATATATTCCTCAATCACGTCGTCTGTAAGAATCTCAGTATAGGTGAATACCTGACGTGTTCCTTCTAGAGATGTTCCCCAAAAACGATACTTTAACTTAAAACGTATAAGGCGCTCGCGGTCATGTGGGTGAAACTCAGGAAATGCAAAAGAAGAGTTAAGAGGAAGTACGCGTACACGACCAGGGTGTTGCATACCAGATGGGTCTACCCAAGGTTCTTCATAAGCTACCTTAACAAAGCAGTCGCCAGATACTGTTCCTTGCTGACCAATTTCCCATAGAACTGTAGCTTTGTTGTTATCTACTTCCCACACACGCTCAAGTAGGTCTGGGACAATAGCTTCTGTTTCTTTAGGGCTGCGAAAGTCTACGCCCTTACCAAAAGTAAAGTTAATAATAAAATCTGTAAAAGCTCGGTAATAGTTTAAAACTAGCTGTGTGTCGCCTACTTGACGGCGATATGAATAGTGATGACCTAGGTACATAGCCCAGTTCATTGAGTAACGGTTTAGGCGTGGGCCATGAACTTCAAATTCTTCATCAGCCAGCTCTACTAATCCCAATGGGGAAATAGAGATAGTTAAATCGCTAGACGCCGCCCTATAACTAGGGGGCGAAAAATCAATGCCGCTCAACTATCCACCTTTTCTAAAATAGAAACAAAGAATACCAGTAAATCTAATTTAGCGAAACTGCTCGCCACGGGTGATGTTCTTACCAATGGGCTTAGTTACTTTCTTTTTTTGGTTTTCTTCTTTTTTCTCTTTTTCTTCTTCAACATAGTCACGAAAACGTGGGTCTACGTCTTTTTTAGATTTAACGTATTGTCCGCCCATTTGATTGTACTTAGCGTGAATCCAGTGACCACGTGCGGGAGAGTTTTTATTAAATTTTGTTCCTGCTTGAGCAGTAATCATGTTCCAAAGTTTAGGGTTAGCAGGTTCCTGCTTCTCCGTCTTCTTTGCTTCTTTACCTCTAATTAATGCCATGATGATTCCTTAAATGGGAAAACTACCCCCGCCAGACAAGCAAGTCTGAATACGGGGGTAGTGAACCTAATTAGTCGTTTACTACGGAAGGGTTGCCAGCCTTTTGGTTACCACCGCTAAGGAATTTTTCCTCAAAGCGATTGTCGCCATGGTCAGCAAACGCACCTGCTGAAAACTCAGAAAGATGAGCTGGTGCTTCTACCCATGCTGCTGAACCAACATGTGCGCGTTCGCGCATTGTCTCTTCAGCTGTCTTTGTGTGAACAGGCTTGTTACGGTTTGGACGACCTGCAGCAGGTTCGTATCCAGACATAGCACCTGTAGTGAATTCCTGTGGAATATCAGTATCAGTTGCAAGACCTTCTTCAAAACGTAGTGGGCCACGCTGTCCTGGTGTTGCAGGTGACATCTTACGGTCGTAAGCAGTGTCTGCACTCTCAGGGAACTTAGGTGTTGGGGCAATTGCCATTTTTATTACTCCTTATAAGGGTTGAGGACCTCAAGAAAAGTATCCCCGTCCTTGAGCGTAAAGTCAGGCTAAAGTCTGGGCTATCTACTGAAGAACGGTGAACTAGACACTTCAACTGATGGCATGGTTAGGTCCAAGGTTAAAGAGCAAGCAATAGCTAAAGAGTCTGCAAAGTCATCATGTGCGTGAGCTTCTTCTGGAGCATGTGCCAAAAAGTTAGGACCAGTAAATTTGGTCTCTAGGTCAACCATTTGTTGGTAAAAACGCTTCCATCTACGAAGTTGACGCGTCTTTGCGTGTGCAGGCCAACCAACCAATCTACGGTCAATTAAAGCCTTAAGGTGTTTCCATCGTTTAGATTGTTCTGGCTGACTACTGCCTATAGCGTGAACCTCTGCTCTAGGAAGTAGAAGCTTAAGTCTTTGTGCTACTGCGTCACCAACGCCGTTAGCATCTACACCAACAGCTAGTACATCGTAAGAGCTTAAGAAGTTAATAATTTGAAAGTACTGGTCTTCCCAATCATCGCCCTGTAGTTCTAACCAATCTAAAATACGATGGTCAAAATAACCAAACTCATCTGGCCTATCCCAATCAACCCAAACAACTGTAACAACCGTAGAATCAAGCTTACGGGCGGGGTCAATGCCCACTACAACAGGTGAACGATGCCAAGCTTTTACAACTTGTTGTGAGGTATCCCCAAGCTCATCCATAACAGCAGACGTAACAAACATTCCGCGCTCAAGTAACCAAACGCAACAATAAGACATTCTAAACTCATCTGAGTCTTCGCCAATACGAAGTTTTTCTTTTTTGATAAACTTTTTATAATTTTCGTTGCACTTACTTACATCCTGATAATCCCACTCAAAGTGGTTCTGACGTCTACCTCTATTTGTTTGTCTACGTTTATTAAGTTGAATAGACCGATAGAAGTTGTTTTTGTGCGTAGTGGGGGTGCCAGTCTTAACCATAGTACCTGAGTAATACGCAAGCATAGGTGAGATGGACTTAGATACTACAAAGTCATCTGCTTCCTGGCACTCATCAATAACAATAAGGTGGAAAGACTTAGATTCAATCTTTGCACGAGGGTTAGCGGTCATCATCATTAGGCTACTGCCTGAATTTTTAAGTCTAATCTGTCGTGTAACTCCAGGCACTTTACCGAGGGAATCATCAATCTCAGGGTCGCCTAGAATTTCTAAAGCACGCTCAGAAGTAAGCCTATTAACAGTACGGCCGAAGAGAGTTTCTACCTGACCCTCAACTGGAGCAAACATGCCAATCCAAATGCCGTCCTTAAACTTACCTAACAAATCTGGGTACATCTTTGCAAGGCGCGGCAATAGAACCATTAGCGTAGCTACTGTGTTAGCAATTGTTTCAGACTTACCTGACTGACGTGCAGCTAACGCAGTTATTTCTTCACCATCGTTAATAATTACAGACTCTATAATACGCCTAGAAAGAGGAAGTTGATATGGGTGAAGTGGGTGTCCTACAAGGGCATCCATAAACTGGATGCAACGGTCAACTAGTTTTTTAACAAACTCTTTAGATAGTTCATCAAGCTCAATCTCTTCATCTTCAGGAACCTCTTCCTCAAAGACATCGGGAAAAAACTCATCCTCGTCTTCTTCTATCACAATGTTGTTTTCCATAATGTACCTATTCTAATGTAAAACAAAAACCCTGGGCTGTTAACCCAGGGATTCTTGCGCCATCACACGGAAGTTGAAGAAGAAGGAGGCGCATTAAGTGTAACAGGTTCTAATTTAAACTTCAAACTGGACGACCCATTCTATTATAAAGAGCATCTACTACAGCGTGAGCTGCTTCAGCTCCTTTTAAAGCTTCCTCTAAATAAATAACATCTCTGGATTTTCCATACATAGATATACATCTTCCAATTTCAGTAAGAGATTGGTCAATCCACATTTCAAGTTCTCCTGTAGGTATCTTAGATACTCTTTTTGCCACTTTTTCAGGAAAAGGCTTAATCCAAGGCGTCTTTTTAAAAAAACTCATCATACTTCCCATCTTCTGGGGTCCAAGCTTTTCTACCCCTCATTGCCGCAAAGTATAGCGCGTCAATAGCATCGTCGTCATCAGGCGAAATATTGGGGTTGTGATAAAAAAGCCCTAAGTAATAACCAGGCTTTGTAAAAGGAAATCTAAACACTAAGCACTTACCTGTGCGAAAAGGCATTTCAGTCTCTTGAGTAGTTCCTACCTCTAAAAAAGGCAAAAGCTTTTTATGGTAGTACTGAAGACTGCCGACGTATAGTGGTCCGAATGTTTTCATTATTCTCCGCGTAATTGAGTATCATCGTCTTCTAATATAAGTGTCTGCTGTAGTCTAGCTGAGGATTCCGCTGCATACGTAAGCCTTGTTTTACGTTCTGTAGGCATTGAATCAATATCTGCTGGTCCCATATCTGGCCAACTGTTTAGACCACTAGATATTAAATACCCACCAGTAGAGTCTGTAGTTGATAAGTTTTCATAATGAGATATGGGGCAATTTCGGTATTCCCACCAAGTTCCATCTCTAAAAACTACATATAGACTTCTATTATTAAAATCATAACCTATTGCTTTAGCTCTTGGACGGCTAGGGTTGGTTGTATTAGCAGCTACTTGCTTAAAGCCCTCTGCTGGCACTGCTACTACAAACTCTTTTTCTGTCCAAGGGGTGGCGCCTATTTTTTCCGCCATGCCAATAGTTAAATTTAAACGTTTATTGGATTCTTCAGCAACTCTTTTGTAATAGTTATCAGATTTTTTAGGCACAGTTATGGTCCTGAGTTTCTGTTTCTTTAACCCGCACTAAACAACGAGCGCACCTTAAATACTTATCTGGTTTAAAATTATTTTGGGCGGTAGCTCCAGGTTCAAACTCATCATCCGCTGATGTGTAATCAGCAATAATTGCAGATTCGTTAAACATTTCTCTAGGAAAAGGCCCTTGAGGTGCTGTAACTTTATCTGGAATTGGGTGTGTTTGAACTGCCTGTATGCGGTCTATGCGTACTGCAAAGACTGGCTCATCAAACATTACGCTTCCTTAGCTACCTCTTCAACAACCGCTTCTTCTTCTTTAGCTGGTGTGTCTTTTTTCTTAGATGGTTTTTCTTCAATAGCTTCTACAAGAGGAAAGTGACCAGCGTCTGCTCGTTCTTGTAGCCATGAAGGCAAACAGCTTTGGCAATAATTTACAGGGTTAGCACCTGGGTCCGCGCAAGTGTATACAGCGTCTCGTTGACAGTTATCGCATTTACCTTTGCCCATAATATCCTCCTAATAATTGGAGGCGGGGGTTACCCGCCTCCCACTATTCTACTTACTTGCGCCGATTCCGTACGCCTTATCTTTAGGATTTAATGCTTTAGCAAGAGGGCCAACAAGACCTGCAAGGAACGCGTTAAGAAGCGTCTTCGGGTCTGTGATGCCACTCATGTAAAGGGCTGCCACTGATGCGGCTGAAGCACGTAAGTAGGTGCCTAGGATTGACTGTAGTACTTTGGTATCCATGTTTCTCCTTTTACCTTGTGATGTTCAAGGTTAGGAAAAGCATACTACTTTTTTGGAACTTCTTCTATATGCTGTGAAAAACGGCCATCAAGACGCGCTAGTGATATGCGCATATCTATCATCTCACTATGAATTTTATTGATGGTATCTTTCATCGAGCTGCCCCCGTTGGGCTTAAGCTCATGTACATAATTTTTTAAGTAAGATTTTAATACCCATGATGTTGCGGCAATAATAGCAGCTGCAAAAGCTGCGAATCCTGAGAGCGTTGCTGCCCAGTCCATCGTTGACATAGATGTATCCATTCTAAATTAGATTATCATCTATGTTGTCCAATATATATGCATCAAATAGGTAAATACGCGTAAATATGTACTTATATTAAATACCTAAATAGAGTATTTGTCTCAATATAAAAAATATATCTATTTAAACTTGACTGACGCTGTAACGCTGTGGCAGTCTAGAACATGACCGAGGCGCCTTAGGGCGCCTTTGCCAACTGAGAGGAGCAATAAAATGCTCAATATCAAAATCAACTTCAGTATTGACTTAAAGAAAGTAGGAGCAACATGGATGACAATGTTCTTAATGTTCTCTCACTTGATGCTTCCTCCAACTGCGGAGGCGCTAACTGTGCCTGCTCTTGCGGAGAAGCCAATAACAGTCAATCTGACGTACATGAAAGTGACAACAACAAAGTCACAAGCCAAGGAGGACTTGGCGAGTAACGGCTCGAAATACTTCGACGCTGAAGCGCTTGCTTTTTTAACGGTCTACACAAAGGACTGGGAAATGAGCGAATGGACGTGTCTTCGTAACATATGGCAAAAAGAAAGCCATTTTAACCCTAAGGCTAAAAACAAGTCTTCAGGCGCTTACGGAATCGCACAGTTTATGCCAACGACCTGGGAAAATTACAAAGTAGTGAAAACCCCAGAGGCGAGATTGCAGATAAAATATGGGCTACGTTATATTGAAAAACGATACGGCAGTGCAAAGGACCCAAATGGGGCGTGTAACGCCTGGGCGTTCTGGCAAAGGAATAACTGGTATTAATTTGTAAAACTAAAATAAAAAGCCCCAGCCATATGGCTGGGGCTTTTTGTTGCTTCTATTATGAAGCGAAGTAAGGTGTAACTGTAATTGTTGCTGATAGAGCCTGTGAGGCTGCTCCAGCTGCTGTGCTTTGGGTCTTGATTGTTCCTGCGCGAGCAGCAACCTTGACAGTACCTGTATCTGCACCTGAAGCAATTGTTCCAGAAGACACAGTGTTGTATGTCATTGTTGTACCTGAAGCTGAAACAAGGGTAAATGTTCCGTTTACAGCTGTATTTGTAACTGCTGCAATTGTAGCTGAATCATTAGCTGCGTAGCCATGGGCTGCTGCAGTAGTTAGTGTTACCAAAGTACCTGTACGAGCTACGTTAGAAACAGCTGGGGTTACAGCAGAAGCTGTTGTGATACTAGCTGCTAGGTAACCAGCATCCTTAAGAGCATCAAGAGCAAGAGCTGTTGTAAGGCCAACTACTGAAGGAACGTTGATGTAAGCAACTGCGCTTACATATGAACCATCAGCTGCTGTAAGAGCATCTGTACGCTCTACAATGCCGTTATTGATATTAATGAGTGAACCTGTTGTTGAGGCAGTTACTGTGAAATAATCACGAGTAGCCTTAGCAATTGTAGCTGAAGTTGAGTTAAAGTCGCTACAACCTGTAATTTTTACAGTTTCTCCACCAAGGAAGAAGTTCTGGCACTGGTAGGTGACAGTTGTTCCATCTCCATCTACCTGTGTAATATTAAACTTACCTGTTGCTGGTGTATAGCCTGGGTATCCAGCCCAACCTGTTTCAACAACTTCATGACTACTGCTCTTAACGAGAACGTTAGAAATTGCATTTGAACCTGAATAAGCTGATGTACCCGCAAAATCTAAACGAGCACCTGCAACCTGTGTTGTGGCCGACCATGCGTAGTCGCCAGTTGAGCCACCAATATTTGACGCAGCGGTTTCTGTACGCTGGTCGTTTGGTTGGATTGGGATGTTGCCCCATACGAAGTCAACTGCTGGATTACCAGCGCTATCCAACGTGTGAGCGTTGTTATTTGTTGCCATTTAAATGACCTTTTCTCTAGAGTGGTAATTACGCCTGATATCGGGGGCGTAGATAATAGTATCTAAGAGAAAATGGGTTATGTCAGGCTGTAGGTTCTACTTCTTCTTGACCCCAATGACCGATAGGACACTCGGCATAGGCCAGCTTAACTTTAAGATGCATGAAGCAGCCGCACTTCTTGCACTGTTGGGTAAACTTTGTAAGAAAAGGGCAATCATTGCACTTAGTTAAACGCTCTTTAGCTGCTTCATCAGTAGCTCTAGGCTCAGTGGTATCTAATAAGTCCCAGGGCCGCGTATCCCCTAAGTTTTTCTTATATCGTTGCCAGAGTGAGAGGTTGGTTTCCGTCATTTGTACTCAAACCCCTTTCTATATCCTTTTTTGTAATGAGCCATAGGAACGGTCTGTTTTTCAGCAGCTAAATCTACCATCCCTTTAAAAAATTCAGGGGTGGAATCAATTTCGCTAACCCAACTTTCTCTTTTAATGGGTATTAAAGACATTATTGGGGTTCCTTTAGGTATTACTCCTTCAAAATTATTTTTTATGTGAAAACTGACATTTCCTGGCATTGGATAAACATCAGCGTCCATGTACCCAGCCACAGTTGTAAATGGCAAATCATATCTGTTTATTGGGTGCATCATCATTAGGCCGTAGCTATCAGGAGACTTAATACCCCAATGCATTTGCCATGAATAATGTGCGTCATAATGACCGTGTGGGGTTGGCATCTCAAAAGTGTGCCTAACCGATACAGGGTGAAGGTCGTGGTCCCAAGTAATTTCAGGAAGCCCATCCGCCTTTCTAAGCACGTATACATCTGTGTGTAACCTAAAATGATAACCAAAAGTCATAGCATCAAAATATGGCATGCAATGTTTTAAACCTAAATGTACGTTAGCTCTATCAGCAGTTTTTGATTTAAACTTCTCTGCATCCCCAATGCCATGTCCCAAAGGAAGGTTTTTCCAATAATCAGCAACCTCACCCTTTGCTGAGTGTGGGGCTACAGTTTTATTAGCGGTCTCTTCACCATTCCATGGATAAAACCTAATTACTTGGTTTTCCATTGATTTCCCTATCTAAATCCATCAGTCTTTTAGCAGTGGGATATCTATCACCATTTTGCTCAGCAACTTTATACATGTCTTCATAGAATTTGTTATAGTCAATCCCAGAAACTTTTTCATACTCAGCTAATAGTTCTTTATTGGGGGCACCCCACACACCTGTTATTTTTCCAGTTAAAATGTCTTTATTCCTCAATAAACTAATTACTATTTTTTCTTCTATAGTTTTTCCATCTAACCCAACATTACTGTATACAGACCTCCAACTGTCAATAACGTCTCTGCCACGAACCATCATCTCTCTTGTCCAAAGTGGAGGATTTTTCATTGCAAAAATCCTATATCCTCTAGTCCAAGCTCTCATGGGAGTTGTATTTTCATCGTGGTATACAAGCTCTGGGTCATAAGGAACGTCTTCTACAAAACTTCCTAAAGTAAAATTAAAATGCCCAGAGGAAAGCCATTGTTCTTGATAAGGTTTTTTACTAAAATCTGCTGGTATTGGATAAGGGCTATTTATTGCCTCTACTCCATAAGTCCAATACATAAACATGTCTTCTTCATGACCCCGCCAAGGAGCTTGAGATTTTGCAACTAATGTCCAACCTTCATGGTCTGTAATTGTGTCAAAATCAGTCCGCATGTTCATAGTAGTTGCTTGACTTGTCTGACTATGCCTATGCCAATCAGGTAAATATTGAGAAATCATTGGCTTATCTACAATTTTAGAAAGCTCTTTATGATGCGCCTGTAATTTAACATCCCACATTGGAGTAAAAATAGTGTGAGCGTCAATTTGTAAATAATAATCTTGATTATCATACAAAGAAGCGGCAAGGTCTCTAGTTGGACCAATGCCTATTGGGTCTGGGTCAGTAATATGTATAGTTTTTACATTAGGAAACATGCTTAAATCTGGAAAATCACCTTTAGGATACTGCATGCCAATGCCAATATGTATATCTCCAGGGCGCGACGCTTTACCAAGAGCGGTTTTTACAGTTTGAACTACATCTTCTTCGTTATAAGCAGGAATCCCTATAAATATTGTTCCCATTTGATGCTCCTATAATTAGTATTTAAAGTTGTGAGTAATTATACCATCTGCTAGGAATAGGTCGTTAGCCTCTACGTCAATGTCTACTACAAGAGTTTGACTAAGGAAAGGCTCTTTAGAGGTAATAGTGATTTCAACACCATCTTCTCTCTTTAGCTTGTCTCCAACAACAATTTCCTCTACGCGAGCAAATTGCCAAACTCCATTTTTTGATACAAATAGGAAATGGTCCCAAGTAATTTTCATAGTGCCATTTAGCTTGTAATAAGACTCTTCAACAACGTGGCGAACCGCTACAACTGTTGTTTCTTGGTAAGTAATGCCATCAGCGTTATCCAAAGACCAAACATTGCCTGGATACCATTTGCTGTTATCTTCTCCATTTGGATATGTAGGGATGACTGGAGCTTTTAATTGGTCACCCTTTACAATATCTTCAATTGGCTTAGTTGTTCCATCAGACATAGTAACCATAGTTCCATAAGCCCAACACCCACCACCACGTGCAGCGTAATAAGCTGTAATTGGAGCTGCGTAATAAGCTACTACAGGAGGCTTTGCATAGTAAGCTGTTGTAACTGGAGCTGCGTAATAAGGTACTACAGGAGGCTTTGCATAATAGGATTGGGTAACTGGAGCTGTGTAGACAGGGACATACACAGGGCCAGAAAAAGTGGGGGTCGTACTAACACATTGACAATAACCATTAACTATTGTCCAATTTCCAAGACAAGGGCCGTAACAAGTAGGCGCTGAATAGGTTGGGGTGTAAGTAATTGGACAACAAGTAGTGCTATATCCTAAATCAGACGTTGAACAAACAGGTGTGCAGCCCGATGATGTGGTTCCTGTGGCAACCCCATCTGTATAGACCGTTCTTTCACTATCGTAACACATTGTACTAGTCGCGTTACATCCACTACATCCAGTTGTTATGGTTTGGTTAGATTTAACAGTAGCCGCAGTGCAAGGACCGTAAGTGATGACTGGGGTGCTACCGCCGCCACTATAAGTAGGGACGTCACTTGTTACAATATTAGCAAATCCAGAAGCTGCGTAATACCCACTTCTTTCAGCCAATACTACAATTCCGTAATTGGTTAGGGCTGTGAGTCCTGATAAAGATATTGTGCTACCAGATAGAGAACCAGGGGTGGACAACAAAGTGTATGTATTATTACCGTCATAGTTAGTAATAACTGCAGTAATAGAGTTTGAACCAATACTAGTAGCAGAAATTGTAGGAGCAGCAAGAGTTGATTGGCTTCCACCGCCATAGTATGTTGGCACATAAACAGGGGCAGTCGCATTACTTGGGGCAACAGTTCCTGAAGTAGTAGAGGCTATTCCAGTTCCGTTTGCGTTTTTAGCAGCTACAGTAAAGTTATAGCCAGTTCCAACAGTAAGGCCAGAAAAAGTGTATGAGGTAGAAGAGTTGCCAGTATCAACAACTGCACCAACATTTGGGGTAATAATATACCCAGTTATAGGAGAACCACCATTAGAAGGAGCAACCCAAGAAAGTGTTATACCGCCACTTGTTTGAAGGTCAGTTCCTCCAACAGAAGTTACACGTCCTGGAACGGTAGAGACTGTAGTATTTCCGCCAGTGTAATCGTCTGAGCTATATACTAAGTTTCTAGCTTTAATTTTATATGTGTACTTTAAACCAGATTTAAGACCAGTAAGAACAGTAGAAGTTAATGTATTAATTGTTTTAGTTATAATTCCGCCAAGTTCATCAGTAGCGGTAATTGTGTAATCAAGGATAGGCAGTTTGCCATCAAATGTAGTATCTTGAAACGTTAAAAATGTAGCACCGTCATCAAAAGAACGACCAGAACCAGAGTCTGACTGAGATACGATAGTCGGAGGTAGTGGAGGAGCTTTCTTTTGAGAGTCGCTAATTCCTACAAATACATATGCCATTAGGCACTCAAATCACCAGATAGCCACCAAGTATTATTTGCTAATTTAATTAGCGTAGCTCCTGACCATGTAGCGCGAAGCTTTAATCCAGGTGTTGAGTTAACGCTTGCAGGAGAGGTTGCAGCAAAGGTAACTGGACCCGCAGCACCGCGAATAATGCTAATTGTAGAACCTACTGGGAATGCTACAGAGTCTGTAGGAACTGTGATAGTGATGCCCGCTAAATCAGTATTTACGCAATAAATTACTGCGTTCTTAAGTGATATGTCTAAAGTAAAGCTTGCTGCTTTTTGAGTAATAGTTGCATCTGCTGGAATAGCTGTTACGCTTCCTTGAATTTGAGAAGCTAAGACTTTACCTGTGTATGTCCCATCTGGCTGGACTGCGGCTTGTATAACGCCAATAGAGTCTTGCCATTCCTGTAGGTTAGCTGTTTGATTAAGGAATCCTTGAACAATTAAGCCACGGTTGGTTGTAGTGCCTGTTTGAATTTTGTTTGTGCTGGCACCATCAGCGGTCTTTCTTAGATACTGAGTGTGAGAGTCTGCCACAACACCTGTCTCAATGTTAGCTAAACGAGCGCTAACTGTTGCAAATGCAGTAGAACTAGCATTAAAAGATGCGCTTGGGTTAGGTGAGGTAGATGTACTTGGATTTAGCCCAAGAGCATTCTCAATAGCAACAACTTCTTCTTGAAGACTGTTTGGATGTGAGGCATCAACCGTGTCTGTTACGTTGGCCTTTGTCGTAAATACTCTTACGCTACTAGGATATGAAGCTGCCATTTGTACCTCTCAAGATTGATGTTCGCCGTTTGGACCTCTACCAGGTGTATTGTACACTCCAATAGACGGCTTTTCTTTATCTGTTAAGAACAACTTTCGTAGCCCAAAACGAGAATCAACTATTGTTACTGGTTTTACAACTGCTTTTTTAAACTCTGACTTTCTCATGGAGCATATCTATTCCATTGCTTAGCAAAAGTGTCTTTAGGCTTTATAGGGGATGTAACAAATGTTTTTCTATCTCTTGTTTTACGACTCTCGGTTCCTTTTATAGGAGAAGTAATGTCGCTTTTTATACTTGAAGAAGTTTTCTTTTTACGCATTTTTCTTGCCCTTAGGGGGCTTTGGAGCCGCAGGCATCTTAGTCTTTGAAATGCTATGGGTGGTTGAGCCAAATCCTGGGCCTTCATTAAGGTTTACTACAGGCTCAGCAACAAAAACAGTTCTTGTTCTTTCACGCTTAGGTGCTCCGCTTTTAGATGCTTTAGATGAAGCCTTTGGAGCTGGAAGAGCCTTTTTTGGACCATCAACAGCTTTAGGCTTATTAGGATAAACACGAGTAGAAGATACATTAGTTGGTCCATTGCGTTTTTCTGTAGTATTAAACTGACTACCGCCGACTCTTGAAGAGCCTTTGCCACCTGCCATTTTATCTGTAGCTATTCGTTCAGACTTTATAGAAATAGGTTCTGTTTTTCCACCAGAATTTTTATCACCCTTTTTGTTTATCTCTGCCGCGACCTTCTTGGGGTCAACACTGCCGCGCTTCTTAATAGAACGAAAGGCTGAGCCTTTAGATATCTCTGAAGTTGCTGAGGCTCTTAGAGACGTATCTGAGGCGCTCTTAACTGCTTTAGTTCTCTTCATACTCTGATTGTAGGTGCTTCTCTTCGCAGTCTCTGGCTAAACCAGTGACAACATAACGTTTGCCACATAGGGCGCACGTCCAGCGCTTAATGCGCTCAGCGTCATCCACGTTCTGCCCACCACATTCCAAGGGCAGTAATAACGACTAGCGTTACTATAAATGTCCCTTGGAACGTAAAGTGGGTCAGAAAGTACATTAAATAAGCTCCATTAGTGCTGCCCAGGTCTTTGGGCCTACAACACCATTTGAATCTAGGTTGGCGTGGTTATCTTGGAATGCTATTACCTTTGCCTTTGTAGCTGGGCCGTAATCGCCATCTTCTACAAGAGTCAACGCGTGTTGAATAGCTTTCACAGCTTCTCCTTTATCGCCAGGTTTAACCTGTCCTGGAAATGCTGGCTTAAGTGTAGGAACAACTTCTGCTGTTACTTCGTTACCTTTGTAATTAGGGCGTCCAAAGCCTTCGATGAACACAGGGATACCCTTAGCATTCTTCTTGTAAGCGCGAATTTTCTTTACAGCTTCTCCGCCGTTTGCCTGTGAACCAGACTTCTTCTTGTCACCAGAGGTGTTTCCCTCCATGGTTGTAACAGTTCCATCTCCATTGTCCTTAACAACAATACCAACGTGCTCAATAGGAGCGCCGCCTGCCATGAAATCAAAGTAAACAATATCGCCAGGTTCTGGCTTTGCTACTGCTGCATCTGTCCAAGTGCCAAGCTTCTTAAAAGCTGCAGCTCCTGCCATTGTTGAAACGGTGTTAGGAATCTTTACGCCCGCCTGATTTGCAACCCACATGCAGAAACTTCCGCACCATGGGAGAAAGTTAGCCTTTGTAAAAGCGCCATACTTAGTTTCGTTGTCCTTAGGACCTTCTACGTAGCCTTCTTCTTTGAGAGCAGTCTCTACCATCAAAGCGGCTGTTCCTTTAGCTGCTGCCATTTTTTACTCCTTAATTATAATCTGGGTGGTCTTCAGGCGCCTTAGCTGCCTCTGGTGCAATTGTAATAGCTGCACCTGTTTGGTTAGCCTCAACCTGAAGGTCAGCTGCTGTTTTAGAATTAACATCAACTGCGGCAAATGCAGAGTTAATTTCGTCTAGTGATAGCTTGCCGTCATTCATAAAGCCACGTGCTAGTTTCTCTACGACTGCGGCTACTGCTGTAAGGCCAGCTACTGTCACTGCTTTCATTACTGAGATACCAGCAATAGAGCCAGCTCCAATTACTCCTAGACCGCTAGCAGCAAATACTGCAACGATACGTAGAAGAATATTTCCAAACATCTTCATTATTCATCTCCTGGGTTTCTTAGTCGAAGTGTTATGCACCATACAACGAATGATGCAAGTGTTACTTTTCCAATAACAGTTTTTGCTGAACCAGTAAGAACTAGCCATGCAGAGAAGAGACCCACAAAGGTCCAGATTTCTGAGAAGAAATCTCTAGATATATCTTTAAAAAACTGCTTCATTAGTTGAATCTCCTTCGGATAGCAGCAACAGCAACGGTTATGATTAAAATCTTTTTAGCTTTTTTACGGGTCACTGGGGACATGTCGTTGCCGATATTGGCAAGAGCTACATAAGCCTGATTAACGGCCTGCGCTGCGGCTCCTACACCTGGTAGAACATCTAATGCTGCGGGTAATTCAACAGGTACTAATACTACAGGGACTGCGATATCTGGGGCATTGAAAGTGGTGCCGCCAGGCTGCCCAATAAAAGTATCTGTTGTTGTAATAGCATCTGGTGGAATAGGGTCACCAGAACCTGGTGCTGGGGCTGGTGGAGTTAATTTTCCATCCTCACCAACTACCTGCGGTGCGTCTTGGGTACCAAAGAACTGAATACCACCGTTCTCAACGCCTTTAACGTCTACCTGCTCATGTGGCACTAATGCCTCTGCAGGGGCTGGCTTTGGAATATCTGTAGGTAGTTGTGTTGGATTATTTGGCACAAGACCAATTGCCTCATAAGACTTAATCTCAGCCTTAGTCAAATACTCTTCAGGAGCAACCGCTGGCTTCCATGTCTCAGCTGTAGTATCCTTTGTAACTTCTATTACAGCAGGAGGTTCAGGTGCAGGAGCGGGAGTTGGTTCTGGCGCAGGCATCGGACTTACTGGTTCTGGTTGAGGGTCTGAAGGTTTTTCAGGTTCGGGTGCAGGGTCAGGTTGAGGAGTGGGTATTTCCTCTGGAGAAGGCGCTACGTCAGGTCCTGGAGCTGGTTGAGGTTCTTCAACGGGGGCAGGGTCAGGAACAGCCACAGGGGGTTCAGGAGCCGTCTCTGGGGCAACCTCAGGAGCAGGTTCAGGCTGAGGAATTGGATTTTCGGGATTTATCTGAGGAACAGTGGGAGGCTCACTTGGAGAAGGAGACACAGGAATTTCTTGAGCTGGCGGCGCAGGTGGCGTTGAAGAAGCAGCAGCAGCGGCAGCTTCAGCAGCAAGGCGAGCAGCCTCAGCCGCAGCAGCAGCCTCCTGCTGAGCCTTTAACAGAGCAGCAGCTTCAGCATCTTTCTGAGCTTGCAGCTGAAGCTGAGCGGCAACATACTGAGAAGCAGCAATGGAGACTGTCGTAGTAGCTGTCTCTAATGCAGTCTTGGCTTCATTTGCTTTTACAATAGCGGCATCTGCTAATGTATTAGCGGTAGTAACTGCTGCACTAGATGTTGATTGGAGGTTAGTTAATGTTTGAGTTTCTGTTGTTAATGTGGACTGAGCTGTTGCAAGTACTGTCACTGCTGTTGTTTTCGCTTCTGTAACAGTTGCAAGAACGGCAGTATCAGTAGTAAGAGTTGTTTGAGCAGTTGCTAAAGTAGTTGTAGCGGTTGCAACTATGGCTTCTTTTTGAGTATTAGTTACCGCAGTTAATTGAGTTAAAACTCCATCTTGTCTAACACCGCTTCTAGGTCCACCGTATACATTAGTGTTCCCAGACATGGTTCCTATGCCAGTCCACTCACCTGTTGTTGGGTTAACTGTCATATCCCAGTTCATATTAGTAAGAGGGCCTTGACTATCTCCCCATCTATGTACATCCCAATCTACACTTAAAGTGGTTTCTGTTGTAGTAACGGTAATTTTTGCATCTTTACCACTGCTCATAAAGTCAGATTGAAATACATAGATACCGTTTGGCTTCATGTTAGGCCAGTCCCAGTATGTGTAATCTTTTCCACCAAATGAAATAATTCCTTTAGGGCTTACATATATCTGACTTGCGGTACCTTGTCCTTCAAATACTGTTGTTCCCATTTTAATATCAAACGGGGTTGTTATTTTTGCAGCGTCATCCCCCATTGCTGGAAGAACTGTTGTTGTAACAGTAGGAACGGCTGGAGCAACTGGGGCTACATAACCAGGTGTTGTATAGGTAATAGCGTTAGCGGGTAGCGTAGTTGCTACTTGTAAAGCAGTTGTGGCTGTTGCTACTGCGGTTGTATCAACTGCTACTACTGCTGTCTGAGAGTCAACGGCTTGAATTGCTGTAGCAACAACTGCTGTTGCTGAGTCCACCGCTGTAGTAGCAGTAGCCACTACTGCTGTTTGAGAGTCAACGGCTTGAACTGTTGCAGTTGCACTGTCTACGGCTGTCTGAGCAGCAGCAATAGCAGTAGTAGCTACTTCTATTTTGGTAGTAGCTGTAGTAACTGCTTGAACTACTTCTGGAACCGCAGCAACAGCTTGTGCTATTGCTGGAGTAGGTAGGAGTGTAGTAACAGATGTTTCTGCGTTAGTAACTGCAGTCTGTACAGTGGCTGTGGCTGTATCAATTTTTGTTTGAACAGAGGCAGTAGTTATTACAGGCTCAGCGGTAGTAGCTGTAGAGGTATCAGAATTGTTTGGAGTAGGAGTCACCCCCTGCGTGACAGCAGGTTCGTCGGCGTGAGCGGAATTTTGCCCAAGTAAATAAAGGAGTGTTGAAAGGAATAGTGCTGCGAATAGACGCAGTTTGAAGATAGTTTCTCCTTAAGAAAGCTCTATCTTACTATTATTAAAGGTATTTGTCAGGGTCATATACAGAGATGCTTTTCTCTAGTAACAACGTTTTTTTATCTTTTGCGTGGTGACCGCAGAACATTAATTCACCATTAAGAAAAGTTGCAATTACACGTGCAGCAGCGCTACACGAATCACATCTGTCCACCGCCGTCAGCTCCTGTTGCTGCTGTTGCAGTTGATGTATCTCCACCGTTGCTGACATTGCTATCTCCTTTATCATCATTATCAGAAGTATTACTTGTTACACCCCATCCGCCCCAACCATAGGTTGGAAAATAGGGAACAGCAATTCCACCAACTATAAGGTGATGCTTACTTTTCTTTTTCTTCATGTTCTTTTTCAGCTTGATTAAGCATCTCTTCGTGGTTTTCTACATTCCAAGAATAAAATGGGTCTTCCCCACCATCATATGGGTCCATATTAAATTGAGCTTCAGAACGCTTATCAATGTGCTTATCAGCCATTGTCTCCACCCCACATGTGTGGATACTTATCTTTCCAATGTTTTGCGTTTTGACCCATGCGAATACCTTTAGCACTTACTGGCATGTCTCCCATACCTTTAAGCTCACTAACAGGCATATTTGGATTAAACCCAACAATGTAACCGCCACTGTCTGCATCAGACATTGTGTGGCTATCTTCTTGTTCTTTAGCGCGGTTCCACAATGGGAATTGGTCATCGCCTTTGCGATAGATAGGCATTAGTAAGGTCTCTTCTTTTCTAAGTACTCTTGTTCTTCTTCAGAATTAGCGAGGCCTTCATTTCCATATTTAGCTACAAGTTTAGCGTTTTTTTCCGAAGCTTCTTCTTCGGCACTCATGCCAAACTGATTACCGTTGTGATTCATTACATTCCTCCTAAGTACTTCTTGCGACGTTCCGAAAACGCTGCTTGGTTTTTTGCTGCCTCTTGAACTTCTGGAGTCGCATTAGCCATATTATCATCAGAACTACGAGCAGACTGCACCTGTGCCATAAATTCTTCATGGCGTTTAGACTGCGGGTCTTGCTGTCGGTTAATCATTAGTCTTTATACTTATCTGGAATACCCCAAGTGCCACCAGGTTCTGGGCGTGTAATATTTACATCTCCCATACCTGTTGCAGAACTAATTTTATTTGAAAGACGAGCGCGATAAGGCTCGCCCCAAGGTTCAGCACCATTACCTTGTGTTTTAGGCTTTGTACCTGCAGGATGAACGCCTACTAACGCGCTAAACTGACCGCCATCTTGATAGTTCATTTTTCGTTCTCTTTCTTGCCTGCTCGGCGTTTATTTTCTTTAGCAGTATTTTTACTGCGTGAGATAGCTCTTAAGTTTCCCTTAGAGTCATTATTGTGATTATTGTCCTTGTGGTCCACAGTAGTGTCCTTAGACTTAATCTTGCCGTTAGTAGACTCGTAATCAGCGCGTGCTTTATTTTTGGATGTAGTTACCCACTTACCATCTACTTTTTTCTTGTAAACGTAAATAGGGCGTCCGCCATTTTCTTTAGAACCTTTATAAGGTCCAAACTTCTTTGCCTCAGCCATTACTTTTTCTTAGCCGCTTTCTTTGTAGGTTTTGCAACTTTGCTTTTACCAGAGCCTGCAGGTACGCAATTAGGAACCTTCTTGCCACCCTTCATCTTCATACCTACTTGGACGTAGCCATCCCAACAAGGATTAGTTTCTTTAGCCATTAGCAGTCCCACTTTCTCAATGATAACGCTTTACGTGTTGGTTTTCCATTATCGCCAATCATAGGCCCAGGCATACCACCCATGCGTGCACAGAATGATTTACGACGTGATGCTGCTTTAGGTGACTTACGTGCTTCTTTAGCAGATACAGGAGGCTTTAAATTAGAACCTGGGTGTGAAGCCTCGTAAGACTTACGACCCTTTTCATTAAGACCGCCTTTTGCGTTCTTACCAGCTTTCTTCTGCCATGCTTCACTAGCCATTTTTCTTATGCCAATCTTTAGTAGCTTTAACGCCTTGTTTAATTGTCTTAGCGCCAGCTTTTTTTGTTAGGTTAATCTTGTCGTATTTTCCTTTGTTGCCTGCATGGTCAACAATGATTTCACCCTTTTTGTTCTTCTTAATAGTGTGGCCTTCGCCAGCAACCTTAATAGTCTTAGCCACGTTTACTAGCCTCTCTTACCTCTGGTGCTTTTGCACAATCCATTGGGTCTTTATGAAAAACCATACCGTTACCAACTTTAGTTGGAACTGTATGTGATGCCCCAGTTATATAACGTCCACAACTATCACATGTGGAAAACTGGTCAGAACTTTTTTTCATTAATGCAAACCAGCACCTGGAAACCAATTATTTAAATTTTCACGGCCTTTTTTTGGAGCGCCTTCAGGTGCTTTATTACCATCATTTTGTCCCATACCAAAACTTCCAACACGACTAGTTGTACCTTCAGCTGCTGCTACTTCGCCACCTGCTGCGGCTGCTCCACCTGCTTCTACTGCTCCACCTTCAAGAATTGGTGCTAATGCTGCTCCCATTATAATCTTCCTCCATCTTTCTGGCCTTGCTTCAATTGCTCAATTCTAGTTGACGGAGCAATAACTGTATTAATAAGGTTTGCTGTTCTTTCTATAAAATCTCCAACGTGTGGCGCAAGCATTTTTCCGCCAGCTTTAAGGTCACGCTTTACTTGTGGCATAGCTTTCTTAAGCCCTTGAGGCTCCCAAAATTCTGAAGGAGTCATTTTGTTCCTTTTCTTCCAATGGAGCGATTAAGAATGTCTGATGCTTGTTCAGATACATTGTATCTTCCGTAAGACGGGCGAGGACCATCAAACTGACCGATGTGTATATTACGGAATTCATTAACACGACTACGCTTAGCTTTTTTTGACGAAGCCTTTTTTTCGGTGTTTACACCAAACCCTGCACGTTCTGCGCGGGAGCGTCCAAGTGCGGGGTCGTTCATGAGTTACCTAACTGCATTGCTTCATCTTCATGCTTATGTGATGAACTCACTGGAATAGGGCGTAGCGTTCCTGTAATATCTTTAAATACGCGGGTAGCTGTTAAATCAATGACGCGGTTACTATCTCTGCTTCTATCTCTTATCCCTTTATTAGCGGGGTGATTAGGTCCAGGGGTAGTCATGTCATCCATGTACTTAGTATCTCCTATTTACTTTTTGAAGTATTGGCATACTCCACATAGGCTAACAGAAGCATGTCTACTAATTGAGGAGCGTACTCACCGTGTTTCTCAATAAAATGAACTTTCCATGCAGTCGCGTTGAATCTAGATGAGCCACAGCCATTATCTATATCTAAAAGCACAACTTTAGCAAAGCGCGATGTACGCCCTTGGAAGTCTAAGGATTCAGTTAAAAACTCTAAAAAGCTCACAAGCGTATGATGACAGAAAGGCTACTGCCTA